CAACTTGCTCTGGAGTATACTCGACCCGTGTGTCGGCTCTCTTTAATCGAGGATTACCTAAGTAATTTTCACTCGCCATCTTTGTGCCGCTTTAAATATTTCTGTAACTCTGCCGTCGATCCGACAAAGAGGTTGTTTGTGACTTGTTGTGGAGAAGCAGAAGGATCGTCTTCCATGATCTTTTTCTTCTTAGCTTGAAGATCGAGTAAGTCTTTACTTGCTCCTACCATCGTACTCATCATAGTTGCCAAGACTTCGTATGCTCGAGGATGTTGGCTTTGTTTTGCCACATCCATTAGATCAAAGAGTGCTTCTTGACCCTTATTGATCACTTCCATCATGTTCTCGCGCGCATACTCAAAGTCATCGGAAATCTGTGTGTTCATTTTCTTTTCAATCACAGCCGGTAAGTTGTCGCCAGAAGCGATGTTTAAAAGCTTGTCAAGGTCATTGCTCATTAGATATTCTCAGTAATTGTATTGATAAATCCATATTCATCTGTACTTATAATTTCGTCGTACGGAATACTTGCCGCAACATTACTCGTGGCTGTTCCATTCGCCGTGAGTCCAGGGCGAGAAGCGACTACAATGGTGTTCGAAGTATTGGTCGTGTTACCCGTTATAACATCTTCGGGAAGTCTAAACGTTGTTTCTGCAAGTTTAATGAGTTTCGATTTCTTTGTAGGACCATACATGTAACCCTTCAATGTAAAGTTGAGTGTCCATGTCAACACTCGTCTTTCTGTAAAGTTGCCTTCATACTGATCTTGAGAAGAGATGCTATTTAAGATAATCGGAATGTCACGCGGTCCATCCACTTCAGGAACAAGATTTACACTCACTGTAAAGTCTGGTGTAAAGTACGGCACGATTTGTTCTACGATTCTTGTACCGTCTTCTGCGTTCTTAACCAAGATGTTCATTTCAAATTGTATGTCATAAGGAACTGGCTGGTACTGATACTTGACTTCATCGTCAGTGCCTCCAGTAGCAGACTGTTTCGTTAGCTTGTTTAAAGTATTGAGTTTACGAGTAGGATCATATTCCAAAGTCGTCATCTCGAACGAGATACGAGGAAGAACGATACCAGCTTGATTCAGCATTTCTGGATTTTGCTCAAGTCTCGCCAGAACTTTATCCTTTGGACCATAAGTCAAAGGAACTTTTAGCGTTTGCCTCACTTCTTGATCATTATCTAAACGATTGATATAGATGTCATTGAACACCGTACCAAATACGATGATATACTTTCTTAGGCTGTCATGATTCCACGTTCTTCCAAACATTATACTTGACCTTCGCTGAACGGATCAACTTGTGACCAGTCGAGAATAACATCACCTTCGAGCTCGAACTCTGTATTATCTTCGAATGGATCGCCCGCTTGTGCTTCAAAACTATATCCTCCTTGAATGATAGGAGTTCCTTCTTGAGTGATAAGAATCATGCCATCTGAAGTCGTAATGTTGTACAGATCGAGGCTCAGGCTGAGATCTCTCTCGATGTTATCAATGGCTGCAATGCCAGTATTTAATTGCTCACCGCTATATTCAAACATCTCACAAACAAGATCATACATCTGAATGTTACCCATCTGATAAAAGACAGGAGTTTTGTTCACATACTTGATATACATCAGACGATCGGCCATCGGAAGATAGATAATATCACCTTCCTGAGGACGATCAATCATCTCGAGATTGCCGATCTCGTCCATAAAGTTACGAACAGATACTGTAAATGTGACTTGATCTCGGATTTCAAGACCGAATTTAGATAAGAACTGACCGTCACCTTCATAACTTTCATAGCTACGAATATACATATCAATTAAGTAATTACTGTTGTATTGTGATAATGCATCTTCTTCGTATACGTCATCTTTGGCGATGAGTGTTCGAGGGCAGTAGTATACATCATGGCCGTACATACGAATAGACTCAAGAACAAGATCCTCGATTAAGATCTGCTCTTGACTATTCGTAAAGTTGTTGAAATAGAAATTGGTTGTCATAGTATATATTTCAACCTATCATATCTAATACAGGTAAGCTGTAGCTTGAGATCATTTCATCTTCGAGTTTTCTTCTTTCTGCGACGGCATCGTCGTAGATTTTCTCTCCGTTAAACTGTACTCCACCGGGTAAAGTCATTCCAGTAAACTTCGTGAGGTTTGATCCCCACTGTTCTTTGATCAGAGTCGTAGCATAGTTCTGAAGCCAGCGATCGTTGTATGCATCCGTATAAGTTTCTGGATCCACAACTTCATAAGCTTCGACGAGCAAGAATTCTCCGATTCTGACTGTATTCCAATCCATATCAACATGAAGACGATCTTTATGTCTTGAATAGCGAATCGGCTGTTTTCCTACCAGAAGCTCTGTCATCAGAGCAAGGTGTTCCATGACCATATAGTAAGGAACGAGAGATACGTTAGTGAGAGTATAAAGATCGTTCAATGCAATCTGATAGCGAATATTAAAGAGATCGTCTGATCGAATCGAAGGATCTCCCATTGAGAAGATACTGACAGCACCGATGATATTTTCTGGAAGAGTAATATACTTGTTTGCTACGTCGGTTTCTGTAATTGCGTGTTTATAGTACACTTTTTCTGAGCCATCGAAGTGATAGTCATACCAGTAACGAATCGCTTCGTCGACGCGATCATCGACTTGATCATCATCGACGTTAATTTCAATGACCGGTTTGCCGAGCTTACGAAGGCAGTACTCTTTAAATGTTGCTTTTGTAGTAGGAGTGGCCATCGTATTCCTCGTTTATTTCTATTTATAATGCGCTTGTTATATCACTTTTTGGTGTACAACAACAGAGAAACGTGTTAGAATGACTTTATTCTTTTATAAGGAAATTCTAACTCTAACTGAGTATTTATAACAACATAAATACTGCAATGAAGGCAGTGAAAAGGTGTATATACAATGAATCTTGACTTGATGATTATCGATAACTTTTATATCAATCCCGACGCCGTCAGAGCCTTTGCTTTGGCTCAAGACTTTAACGTTATAGGCAACTATCCAGGAAAACGAACAGCTTCATTCTTGACGCAAGATGTCAAGGATTGTATTCAACATTGGATGAATCCGATTGGAAAGATTACCAATTGGCATGAAAATTCAGGATACACTGGCGCTTTTCAATACGCAACAGCTATGGATCGAACATGGATTCATTGCGATTATACGAGTATGTGGGCTGGCGTATGCTACTTGTCACCAGATGCTCCGCATACCGCTGGCACAGGAATGTTTCGACATAAAGAAACAGGAGAGTACCGAGCTCCAAAAAACGAGCACGAGGCATATGATTACACCAAGTGGGATAAAGTCGATATCGTAGGCAACAAATACAATCGATTGATTCTTTACAGCGGAGATCTCTTCCATGCCAGTTTAGATTATTTTGGTAAAGACTTATATGATGGTCGTCTTTTCCAGACGTTCTTCTTTGATACGGAGTATGTGCGATGAAGGTTTGTAAGGTGATATGGTCGACGAATCGACTCGAGTATTTGATTCCTACATTGAAATCTCAGCGAGCCATGTTAGACTTCGAAGGATGTGAAGTCGAAGGCATCTTTTTCGATGATATGCCAAAAGGTCGTCATGACGGTACGATGTTTCAATTAGCTAAGAATTTTGGATTTACTGAGATCTTCTTACATCAGCAAAACATGGGTTTGCCATACGTATGGAATCGAACCTTCGAACTCTTGAAAGAACGAAATTATGATTATGTGTATCTGTCAGAGGATGACGTTACATTCAATCATCCAATTAAGATTCTTGATATGATTCAGATTCTTCAAGATAACACGAACATTTCTCAGGTATGTTTGACACGCCAAAAATGGTATGAATTTGAAGAAGAAACGCAGGCTTATGAAACAGATATTACACTCGGGAAATATCGAGGAGAGCTTTCTGAAGCATATTTCTGGAGTCTATCGAGTGTGTTTCCTCGATCAATCGTAGATCTTCCACATGCCGAATCAGTCGGAGAGAAGAACTTGAGCGAGTATGTTGTAGCAAAATCATTACGACAACTTAACATGCAGACGTGTAAGCTGAAAACCGAAGAAGGCCATAATATCGTCAATCATATTGGCGAGT